AAGAGATTATACAACAAAAAGAAGCTGAATTAAGCGAAGAGCAAGTTCTTTCATATATTGGTAAAAGATATAATAAGCAGATTAATTCATTAGATGAATTAACAGCACAAAGAGAAGAAGCTGAGGCTTTACCTGAAGATGTAGCTGCTTATATGAAATATAAAAAAGAAACTGGAAGGGGTTTTGAAGATTTCTTAAATCTTAAGAAAGATTATGACACAATGGATCCTGAAAGTTTACTTAAAAATTATTTATCAGCAACTCAAGAAGGACTTGATGCTGATGACATTGATTCTTTAATGGATGACTATCGTTACGATGAAGATCTTGACGATGAGTCTCATATTAAAAGAGTTAAGATTACAACTAAAAAGGCAGTTGCCGAAGCTAAAAAGTTTTTTAATTCTCAAAAAGAAAAATACAAAGTGCCGCTTGAGTCAAGCGCTCCACTTATTTCTGATGAGGAAAAAGAAATTTACGAAAGCTATAAGCAATATACCAAGCAAGCGCAGACTATTGAAGAAGAGAATGAAAGAAAAAGAAATTGGTTTAACCAAAAATCTGATGAAGTATTTAACGGAGAGTTCAAAGGTTTTGAGTTCAATGTTAATGACAAACGAATCACTTTCAATCCCGGAGAAGCAGCTGAACTTAAAAAAGCCCAATCTACACCTGCAAACTTTATTAATAAGTTTTTAGATGAGCAAGGGTTAATTAAAGATGCAGCTGGTTATCATAGGTCTTTAGCAGTTGCTATGAATCCTGAGAGATTTGCAAGGTTCTTCTACGAGCAAGGACAAGCAGACGCAACTGAGGTAACTATGAAGGGCATTAAAAATATACAAATGTCTGAGAATAGAGTTCCTCAAGTTACAAAATCAACGGATGGAATGCAGGTAAAAGCGGTGAATCCTGATTCGGGTAGAAGTCTTAAAATCCGTAGTATAAAAAGAGTATAAATTTAAAAATTAATTAAAATGGCAAGTGCTTTATTAAACAACCCTACTTATGCATTACAACCGTCAGCGGAGCAGGTAGCGTTATCAACAAACTACATTACCAACTTTAACTTCTTGAATCAGTATCTTCCTGATACTTACGAAAAAGAATTTGAAAGATATGGTAATAGAACCATCGCATCATTCTTAAGAATGGTAGGTGCTGAGATGCCTTCTAACTCTGACCAAATCAAATGGGCAGAACAAGGTCGTCTTCACATTAAGTACACTAACTGTACTTCAGCAGCAGCAATTAACTCTAACACAGCAACTTTCACAGTAGCTGATTCAGGTGTAACTTACATCGCTATTAGAGTTGGTCAAACTGTTATGATCCAAAACAACACTTCAGGTGTTTACAACAAAGCAATCGTTACTGCGGTTCCTTCAGCAACTACTTTCACAGTAGCTTACTACGAAGCAGCAGGTCAAGCTTTTGCAGTATCTACAGCTTGTACTGTATTCATTTATGGTTCAGAGTTCAAAAAAGGAACTAACGGAATGGTTGGTTCATTAGAAGCAGAAGATGACATCTACAGCAACAAACCAATTATCATTAAAGATAAATATGCTGTTAATGGTTCTGATATGGCTCAAATTGGATGGGTTGAAGTTACTACTGAAAACGGTGCTACAGGTTACTTGTGGTATTTGAAATCAGAGCACGAAACTCGTTTACGTTTCGAAGATTACTTAGAGACAGCTATGATTGAAGCAGTTCCTGCTCAAAATAACTCTGGTGCAGCAGCTGTACTTGGAGGAAATGGTCAAGGTGGTTCTGAAGGTATCTTCTACGTTGTAAACCAAAGAGGAAACGTTTGGGGTGGTGGTACACCAACTACTTTATCTGACTGGGATTCTATCGTTTCTCGTTTGGACAAACAAGGAGCTATCGAAGAAAACGTTGTGTTTGTTAACCGTGGATTGTCTTTCGACATCGACAATATGTTAGCTACATTGAACGGATATACTTCTGGTGGTGTTGCTCAATCTGCATCTTTCGGTTTATTCGATAATGATGTTGATATGGCATTAAACTTAGGATTCACAGGATTCCGTAGAGGTTACGATTTCTACAAGTCTGATTGGAAATACTTAAACGACCCTACAATGAGAGGTGGTTTAAATACTACTGCAGCTACGGCTACAGGTACAATCACAGGACTTATGGTACCTGCAGGTTCTACTTCAGTTTACGATCAAATTATGGGTAAAAACGCTAAGAGACCTTTCTTACACGTAAGATACCGTGCTTCTGAAGCTGAGGACAGACGTTACAAAACTTGGATCACTGGTTCTGCTGGTGGTGCTCAAACATCTGACTTAGATGCAATGGAGGTTAACTTCTTATCTGAAAGATGTGTATGTACTTTAGGTGCAAATAACTTCGTATTATTCCGTTACGGTTAATATATAGTTTAAATATTACAAGGGGACTGATTGTCCCCTTGTATATTTTTAAGTTAAAAAAAATTAAATTAAATTAAATTATTATAAAATGGCAACAACACCTGCAATAGACAAAGTCTATAAATTGACAATAGGAAATCCGCTTTCATACAGTTTAGCGGCAAGAAATCATCCACGATTCCCTTTAATGTGGTATGATGAAAAAAAGAATGAAAACCGTGCTCTTAGGTACGCAATAAATCAAAAGTCTCCATTCGAAGACGAACAAGATGGAAATGCAATTATTGAACCAATTATTTTTGAAGATGGTTTTTTAAGTGTTCCAAGAACTAACCCTTCATTACAAGCTTTCTTACATTATCATCCATTAAATGGTAGAATATTTGTAGAGGTAGATGAAGAAAAAGATGCTGCTGACGAGGTAGAGGATTTAGATCTTGAAATTGATGCTTTAGTTGAAGCAAGAAAGCTTTCACTTGAGCAGATTGAAACTCTTACAAGAGTTATGTTTGGTAAAGACCCTTCTACAATTTCAACAGCAGAATTAAAACGAGATATATTAGTGTTTGCTAAAAATGATCCAAGAGGATTCTTGGCTACATTGAATGATCCTGAACTACAGTTTCAAGCTAAAGTTCGTTTATTCTTTGAAGAAAAATTATTAGCATTACGCAATAACGATAAAGAGGTTTGGTTTAATACACCAACTAATAAAAAGAAAATGTTGTCAGTACCATTTGGTGAAGATCCTTACGATATGGTAGGGTACTTCTTATCAAGCGATGAAGGTATTGATGCACTTAAAATGTTAGAGGCAAACTTACCTCAATAATATTTTTTGCGGTCGGGGTGTCTCCCGGTTGAAAAATTAGCACAGATTTATTTCTGTGCTTTTTTTTACTATATTTGTAAAAAGATTTAAAATGATAAACGAAGTTAGAAACGCAGTATTATCCATACTTAACAAGAATAATTATGGATATATCTCTCCATCAGACTTTAATTTGTTAGCTGCAAATGCGCAGATGGAGATTTGGGAAGAATATTACAGCAGTTATAATAAAGTTATAAATGCTGAAAATATGCGTACATCAGGAACTGACTATGCTGATATTGAAAGCCCTATAGCTGAAACATTAGAAACATTTTTAGTTAGTTCTTATTTAGTTAATTTAGGTAGTAATTCATTTTCAGTACCTACAGTTACTACTGTTGGTAATGATTCTTATTATATACTTAAATTATTATGTTATCCAACTAAACTTGCAAACGGAACAAATACATCAGTAGTTGCTTCTTTCTTAGTAGATTCTACAGCTACTTTTTTAAATGATGGATTATCTGTAGGAGATGTTGTTGTTAATACAACTACAGGGAATAGTGCAGAAATATTATCTTTAACTCTTTCTACAAATACTAATTTAGCTTTAACTGCAAATATATTTACAACTACACCAAGCAATTATGTGGTTTTAAAAGCATCTTCTTTGAAAGAGGCTGATAAAGTTAGTGTTGGAAAAATTACTATGTTAAATGCTTCTTCACTTACAAAGCCAACTGATTTCTATCCTTCATATACATTAGAAGGTCAAAGTATAAAATTATATCCTTCTACTATAAATAGTAGAGGACAAGTTCAAGCAGTTTATTTTAGATACCCTAAAACACCAAAATGGACTTACATATCATTAATTAGTGGGGAACCAGCATTTGACCAATCTCAACCTGATTACCAAGATTTTGAGTTACCAAATGAAGATGGTTATAAATTAGTTACAAAAATTCTTGAGTATTGTGGTATTGAAATTAGAGAGTTTGAAGTTTCTCAATTTGGTACTGCTCAACAACAGCACGAACAGCCTACGTTTAGTATGCAACAATAATAATAAAAATATAAAGAAATGGCATATTTATCTCAATATGAATATTATGACAATAATGGAAATACACCTCAAGATGCAAATTGGGGATCCTATCAATATGTCAGCTTAGATGATGTAGTTAATAATTTTTTATTGATGTACTCAGGAAATCATTCGTTAGTGAATAATGAGGAAAGATATAAAGTTATATTCCACGCAAAACGAGCCATACAAGAGCTTAATTATGATGCGTTCAAGGAAATCAAAGTATTAGAGTTAAGCGTAGCTGATTCATTAAGATATGTACTTCCATCGGACTATGTGAATTGGGTTCGTATTTCTTTATATAAAGATGGTTGGTTAAGACCATTAACTGAGAACATACAGATTTTATCTTCTAACGCTTATTTACAAGACCAACAAGGTAACATTTTATTTGACCAAAATGGTAATATTTTAAGTCCACAATATTCAGATATTGATTACGATAGAATTACAAGAAGTAAAAAAAGTATTTATCTAAATCAGGGAAACCAATTTAGCGGACAATTAGGTTGGAACTATGATGGTATGTGGTATTTTGATTACAACATTGGAGCAAAGTTTGGATTAAATACTGAGACAGCTAATTTTAACCCTACTTTTAAAATAGATAAAAAGGCAGGAGTTATAAATTTTGATTCAAGTATGGCTGGTGAATTATGTATTCTTGAGTATGTGTCTGATGGTATGGAAGGTGGAGATAATTCATTAATTACTGTTAACAAATTATTTGAACAATATATATACGCATCTATTAAATATGAAATATTAAATTCTAAATTTGGTGTTCAAGAATATATAGTAGCAAGAGCAAGAAAAGATAAAAGTGCATTATTAAGAAATGCAAAAATAAGAATTAGTAATATTCATCCGGGAAGACTCTTAATGAATTTAAGAGGTATGGACAAGGTAATAAAATAATATGGCAAACGTAACAAGAAATTTTTTAGCAGGAAGAATGAATAAAGTCGTTGATCAACGATTGCTTCCTGATGGTGAATATGTTGATGCTATGAATGTTAGAATGGGTTCTACCGAAAAGTCTGAGGTAGGAGTTATCACTAATACTAAAGGAAATTTACCATTAACCTCATTGTCTTATATTGATGGAACTCCTTTAAGCACAGATGCAAGATGTATTGGTGCTATTGAGGATAGTGCAAATGAAACAATATATTGGTTTGTTCACGACCCTTCATTTTCAGTTGGAGCTACAGGAAAGCTTGATTTAATTGTATCTTATAATGTATTAACAGGCGTATTAATATATCACGTTATCAGTATAAATGATGGTGGTGGTGTAAATACTACATTAAATTTTAATTCTGCATATCTTATAACAGGCGTAAATCTTATTGAAGATTTAATATTTTTTACAGATGATTATAATCCTCCAAGGTTTATAAATATAAGACCAACAACAAATAGATACCCTAATCCAGTTGCGAATATTGACCGAGTAACAGCGGAAGCTTTGCTTGTTATTAAAAAACCGCCTACAGAATCTCCGAGTGTAACTCCGATTATAACGAGCGGACAGGAGAATTTTTTAGAGACAAGATTTATATGTTTTGCATATAGATATAAATATGTTGATGGTGAATATTCTGCTACATCTCAATGGTCTGAACCTGCGTTTATACCACAGCCTTTTGAATTTAGCAAAAATAGTATGCTAAACGAAGGTATGGTTAATTCTTGTAATGCTGCAATAATTGAGTATAATTCAGGAGGACCTCTTGTAGTTGGTATTGACTTATTGTTTAAAGAGTCAAATAAAAATATAATTAAAATTATTGAGAAACTTAATAAAGCAGATTTAGGTTATGCCAACAATCAGGTTTATCAATTTTCATTCAATAATAGTAAAATATTTACAGTATTAAACGAAGCTGAAATTTTAAGACTTTACGATAGCGTACCTCGATTTGCTAAAGCCCAAACAATTATGGGTAATAGATTAATGTATGGTAATTATGTAGAAGGTTATGATTTAATTGATAAGAATGGTAGTCCTGTTAAATTTGAATATACAACGTCTTTAACTTCTGAATCTATAGGGCAAACTTCTCTTGTTGATTCTACAGGTAATGGTGTATATAATATAGATCCAACAGCATTAAACGAAACTATTACAGCTTCTATTACTAATTTTGATTTAACAGGAATAAGTTTAGTAGCAGGTTCTGCTATTACTATTAATATGACTATAGCCCATTCATCTTTTACGGGCTCTCTTCCTTTTCCTACAGAAACAACTGACTTTATAGATTTAGATTTCGTATTTACTTTATCTACAAATTACTCATCAGTATATGCATTAGCTACAAGTCCTGAATTTACTCAAGCTGTAGGTACAGTGACAAATATAAAACCTGTGTATAGTCCAATTCCTGGAACTCAAACTTCTTGTGATGGAACTACACTTACTGACCAAGTAAACTGTTTATTGCCTAATAACTTAGATGCTTTAGTAAAATACGGAAGTGGTATAAATGCTATACTACAGCCAATAAAAATAATAACAACTCCTGCAAGTAGTGTTATTGGATTACAAATTCCTGCTATGGAATATGTTGATTCTCTTACATCACCTACAAAAAGAGTTTATGAATACTATACTTTTACATTTGCAAGAGCTATATTCCAAGAAATAGGAAACCCTTCAAGTCTGCATAGTAATAGAGGATATGAAATTGGTATTGTATATATGGATGAATTTAATCGTTCAACTACGGCTTTAGTAAGTCCTAACAATACAGAGTTTGTACCTTGTGGTGCGTCTGCAAGTAAAAATTCAATTCAAGTAACTATACCTGTTACACAAAGAGCACCTGCTTGGGCTAAAAGATACAAATTTGTAATTAAGCCTGATGAAGAAAATTACGAAACAATATATTCAAATATATTCTTTACCGATCCTGATTCCAACGATGTTTGGTTTCTTATAGAGGGAGAAAATATGAGAAAAATTGAAAATGGAGATAGGTTAATTGTTAAGGCAGATACATCAGGACCAACTAAAAATTGTGTATATACAACTGTTCTTGATAAGCAAGCTCAAGCTGCTGACTTTATAACGCCAAAAGAAAACGTAAGTGTTCTTGCCGGTCTTTATATAAAAGTAAATCCAAACACATTTAATCTTGTGGTTGATCCGAATGCAATTATAGCACCTGGGCTTTATTATCCACTTGTTTATGCAGGAGTTGGAGATAGAGATTGCCCTGAAGGTCAATACCCTATGAATATAGCAGGTACAGATCCTGCGCATCCAAGTTGGACTTATGTTGATTATACCATTCCTGCAGGTAGTAGAATTAAAATATACATAAACGGAAATAGACAAGGAGTAGGAAGTAGTTGTGAAGCTTTAATAGCAATATGGGATGCTGAGTTCACTGCTTCCAGAGATTATGACAATATGTATGATTGGTTTAATGGAGATAATATAGCAGCTACATTAGATAACCCTGCAATATCTGTTGCGGGTGGAGCTACAATGGAGTATGTTCCAGGACTTGGATCGCCTGGTTGTAGTTTTAATACAATGTATCTTCAATTTAATAGAGATTCTGTTACAAATAGACTTTGGATGAATGTTAGTACAGGTTGGGCTTGTACAGGCGTAAGTGCTGATGGAAGAAGATTTTTTGTTGATATGGAGGTAACAGTTTATAGAGCAATAAATACTATTATATGGGAGACAGAACCATCTGACGCTTTACCTGATGTATTCTTTGAAAATAATTTATCGTTTGCTATTGATGCAAATGGTAATCACTCAGGTAATATACAAAACCAAAATATAGCAACTAATACACCAGGTATAATAGACACTGGTTTCTATAATTGCTTTGCCTTTGGAAATGGTGCAGAGAGTTATAAAATACGTGATTCAATTATTGGTAAATCTTTTAATCTTGGAGAGAGAGTAACTACAGTTGCTGCTCAGGATTACAAAGCTGCTGATAGATTCTCGGATATTACTTATAGTGGTATTTACAATGGAGAGAGTAATATAAATAAACTTAACGAATTTAATGCAGGTTTATCAAACTTTAAACATTGTGAGGCTTCATTTGGAGAAATACAATTATTAGATGGTAGAAATACTGACGTTCTTGTTTTGCAAGAAGATAAAATATCTTATGTTTTAGCAGAGAAAAATTTATTATCAGATGCAAGTGCCGGAGGTATTATTACAGCTACTCCTGAGGTCTTAGGAACGCAAATAGCACGTACTGAAAAGTATGGTATCAGTTTCAATCCTGAGAGTTATGTTCAGTGGGGATTTGATAGATTTTTTACAGATGCAAAACGTGGAGCTGTAATCCAATTAAAAGGAGGAGATAGTCAAAATGAACAACTGGTTGCTATATCTGAACAGAATATGCGTACTTGGTTTAGAGATGAATTTAATTCTTCATTTAATTTTCAAAAGCTTGGAGGATTTGATCCGTATATGAATGAGTATGTATTATCTATGAATGATCAGCAATTACCTATAAATGCTAAATGTATAATTTGCGGAACATCTCAAACATTTACTTTATCTGTAGGAAGTGAAGTATCAAAAACACAAACATATTGTGTTGATTTAGGACCTACTGTTGGATTTACTGATGTTATTTGGACATTTACAAGTATTGAATCAGGAGCAACTCTTAATGTAAGTGCTACTTATGATGGAACCACAGTAAGTTCAGGACCTATAAGCACAGATGGACAAATTACATTCAATAAAGATAATGTTTCAGTAGAAACAGTAGAGATAACTCTTACTTACACTGGAGATATGGTTGTATCGGTAACAGGAGATTGTTGTAATGCTGAGGAATTAAATA